AATTTTTATTGTCAATAGTTTTATTAAAATAATCACCAATAATTTTATAAAAAATTTCATTCAAAAAACTATTAAAAATTTCACACAAACTATTGACATTATTTTAATTTTATATTATAATTATATTATCAAATAAGAAAGGAGTTTTAAAATGTTATCATTACCAGATGGAAAGGTCTTATTAGATAAGTCTGAATATGATTACATGGCTAAGGCTGTAGAGGATAAAATAGCTCTTGAAATTGAGAATCATCTTTTATTAACCTTAATTAAATCAATTTCAGGTGATAATGAATAGGTTGTGAGTATATTCACAATCTATTCTAATTTAATACAATAAAATTTTTTAAAAATTATTATTAAAACTATTGACAAAATAACCCAAAAGATGTATAATAAATTTACAAGTTAAGTCAAACATGTTTATAAAATTTAATTTCTTATATATTCTAAATTAAATTTTACAAGTGTGCTTGCCACTTGAAAAAATTTTATAAAGAAAGGTTTCTATTTTTGCTAAACTTTTGCAAGCAAAAAATAAAATCAATAAGGAGGGTTATAATGTATAACTCAAAAATTACTGTTACTATTGTAGAGCACATTCTAGTTACTCTTAAAAATGGCGCCCCAGTGTCAGAAACAAAAACAATCACTCTACCAAAGAAACGTTCTAATGGTGCAGTTGCTGCTATCTTGAAACGTTTGTACAAAGATACTGAAAACTTGATTGGTGTTACACCAGTTAAAATAGAATATAAATCACAAGCTTTCTCAATTCCTTTTGAAGAAATTCAAAAGTATTTTGTAGAAGAAGTAGAACAACCAACAAAGGAAGATTCAACAGAAGCTTCTAAAGCCTAATTTAATAAAGAGGTGGTAACATGCCTAAATTATCACCAAAAGAAAGAAAGAAACAGAGAGATTATTTAGTACGTAAGCGAAAAGCATTATTCTCAAAAGGAGCTGACGCAAAAGAAGTTTATGAATTTTTAGGTGGATATGACTTTAAAGGTCTTTCAGATAATAAGCTTTCTTCACTGTATAACAGAGCTAAATCTCAGCCAAAAGTTTCGGTTGTTAAGGGTAAAATTTATTCCAATGATTTCCTGAAAAAAGCTAAGACATGGTACGGAAAGGACTTTCTAGAAGAAAAACTAACACAAGGATTTTTAAAATCTAAGAAGTCATTTTTAAATAGTTTTAATTCTTTAGCTGAAATCCGTTCATACAAAAACAAACGTGATAGCATAGCTAAACAGCGATATATTGATATGGTTGAAGCTTTAATTCACGATATGGACGCTTCACCTACTCAAAAGAAAAAAGCTCGCCAAACTCTTGCACAAATCAATAAATTTTCTAACAAACGATTTAAGGAATTTCTTTCATCACCTTATGCGGATAAAATTTCTTTTGATTCTTTATTAACTTTTATAAAAACTGATGATGGAGAAATAAACGGATATATTGATAATGATAATTCAGTAGCGTTTGTTAAAGATTTAACAACCTTTGTTTCTAGCTTTAATAAGGCTAGGAAATGACAAAATTTTATACCGCTGATTTTGAAACAACAGTAAAAGAGCCAGTAGAAGTCTGGTTAGCTGGATTTCAAGGCGTTGATAATTATACAGATTTAACATCTATCAAAATTCAAACAAATATCAAGGATTTCTTTAAGGAACTTTATCTTGAGTGCTTTAAAGAAAATTCAATTACAAAAGAAGATGAATTTATTGTTTTCTTTCATAACTTGAAATTTGATGGTTCGTTTATGTTAAATTTTTTATTATCTGAAGAAATAGAATGTACGTATTTTATAAATGATTTAGGGGTATGGTATTCTATAGAGATAGAATTTCCAACATTTAAGATAACTTTTAAGGATTCTCTTAAAATCCTAAATTTTTCCATAAAAACAATGGCTAGTTTATTTAAAATGCCGATGGCTAAGGGTGAAACGCCCTTACTACCGTCTGCACCTTCTGAAATACTACCTGAATGGATTGAATATATTCAAACAGATATAGCTATTCTTTCACGTGGTATATATGCTATGTTTTATGAAGAAAACTTTTCACGTTTTACATCAGCTTCAGAAGCTCTACATGAGTTTAAGAAAATATGTAAAAAAGATAAGATAAAATTTAGAGAGAAATTCCCTTTATTATCTAAAGAAGTAGATTTATTTTGCCGAAAAGCTTACAGGGGAGGGTGGACTTTTGCTAATCCTGTTTATCAAGGTAGAATAATAAAACGGTTAATTGAAATATATGATATTAACTCTATGTACCCAGCTACAATGTTATCTTCTCCTTTACCAATAGGAAAGCCTTCATATTTTGAAGGGTTTGTAGAGCAAGAAGAAAACAAATATTATATCTACCATATATACGCAGAATTTGACCTAAGAAAAAATCACCTTCCTACAATTCAAATCAAAAATAGGGTAGACGCTCTAAGAGTTGGTGTTCGTACTTCTGATTATGTTAAATCTTCTAATCATGAAGTCGTTGAACTTTATCTAACTAATTTTGATTTAGAGCTTTTTAAGAAGCACTATCATACTACCATACAATACATAGATGGTTATTGTTTTGATACAGAAAAAGGTTTATTTGATAATTATATTAGCACCTACCGCTATAAGAAAGAAAATGCCAAATCACCAGCAGAGAAACAAAAGGCTAAAATCATGCTTAATTCTCTCTACGGGAAATTTGGTGCTAAAATTATCTCTCGTCAAAAAAGCGCAAGGTTAGAAGATGGTATATTACGATTTACTTTATCAGATGAAGAAGAAATTGAACCTGTTTATGTACCAATTGCATTGTTTACCACTTCAATCGCTCGTCACTTCATTATTTCTAATGCTCAAGCCAATTACCAAAATTTCTTGTATGCTGATACTGATAGTCTTCATTTAATAAAATCAGATTCTATCAACTTAGATATTCACCCTACAGAGTTCGGAAAGTGGGCTTTAGAAGGTATTGCAGATAAAGCTAAATATCTTCGTTCTAAACTCTACATGGAACAGCTAATTCTCCCAGATGGCTCACACTCTATAGATGTGAAAGGCGCTGGTATGACAGATGAAGTTAAGAAACAAGTTACTTTTGATAATTTTAAAATTGGAAAATCTTTTAAAGGTAAAAAAGCTTCTAAACAAGTAAAAGGGGGAACTATTATCTATGACACAGAATTTACAATCAAAGAACACGATTATTTATTCTAACCTAGATATTCAACTTTTATACGAGTATTTACCCTATATTCTAAATTTCTTAAATTTTAATCAATTTCCAAGAAAATATTACTCAAAAAAATCACTTGTCCCTTTATCGCTTATTTCAACATTTTTCCGTAACCAATACCCCTACCAATCTCAAGAAAATTTAATAAACATAATTTCCTTGTTTAAAATGGTCATTCCAAAAATATCTATTCTTGAACTTTACCGTATCTCCCACATTCTATTAAATGAACAGCCTCAGCCCTTAACACAAGAAAAATGCTTACAGCTTCACGAAAAACAAAAATCTCTTAAATCAATTTCTTTACAAGAAAAAACAACTTTAAACACCAATCTAAATTTTTTAAAATAGAAAAGGAAAATCAAAATGCCAGAATTAAAATCTTTCGATTCAGTAAATGTTATGGGTATCATCACATCTACTTCAAATAAATACGATGAATCCATGAAGTCAGAAAAGAAGGGTAAAACTATCTATTTCACTGTAGACGACCCACAACAACGACAAGCCTTGCTTGATTTTGGGCTTACTGAATACACACCTGAAAACGATGAAGAAGGCAAACCATTTTTCATTGTTAAATCACCTGAAAAAGTACGTTTCTACGATGAAAAACAAGAATATGAAACTATTGGCTTTTCTCAAAAAGACCCTAACTATTACACAGATGTTCTTGTTTACCTTAACATCGCTTTCATTAAAGCTTCTAAAAAAGGTCACAACGACTTCTACCGCCTAACTGCTTTATTCCATCCAAAAGGTGCATCAGTTCTTAAAGAATCAGAGCCAGTAAATCCTTTTGCTGATTTATTCCAATAAAAAAAAAGAGCCTGTTAATTCAGGCTCTACATTTTAAGGCATATTAAACCTTCTATAGTGCTACTGATTATGTAACAAATACGCCAGTACCGCCTTAGCGGTTAATCACACTAGCATATAAAATAGAGGATTTAAAAACCTTACATAAATTATACCATAGTCCTTGATTTTTGTCAAGACCTATGGTATAATATTTTTAAATAGAAAGGAGGCACACATGAACTCACAAGAAGCCTTAACCGTAGTAGATTCAGTAGCGGAACGCCTTGGGGATGATACGCAACTGGAAGCCGTCACAGCTGACCTTGTAGGACTAAAAGAATTTTTGTTAGGTATTGACGCTCAAATCAATTCCTTAAATGAAGAACTTTCTCAGACTAACGAGAAAAACATTTCTCTCATTAAATCTAATAATGTTCTTTTCCGCCAAATTGGTCAACAGCAAGAAATTATGGACAATGCTAATGAAGAAATTAAAAAAGTTTCTCTCATTAACAACCTATTTTAATTGAAAGGATTCTATCAAATGAACACACCTAAAATTGATTGGTATGGCAATAACATTCTACGAACGTTAAAACCAACGGTTGAAGAAGTTATCCCAGATCCAGAGCCAGTTGCTCAGCCTATTCCTGAGTACCCAGCCACATTTGAACAAGCCGATGAAGTTTCTTCAGTTGAAACAAAAGCCGACATGAAGGACGAATCTTTTGAAGAGGAGGACGAAAAAGACGATGGCGAATAAAATTACAACATTTATTGCTAACCAAACAGGTACTAATATTACTAACATTGACTTGTTAAACTCAATCCGTGAAACAGCCTCAGATGCTTACAAAGCAGATATTCCTGTTCTTGCTGGCACGATTAACCACGCTAACATTCCTTACCAAAAATTTGAAGTTCATCAAAATGAATTTTTCAAAGCGTTGGTAGACCGCATTGGAACAACAGTAATTAAAGCCCTTTCTTATGAAAATCCACTTGCAATTTTCAAATCTGAAATTTTTGAATTTGGTGACGTACTGCAAGAAATTTACGTGCACCCTGCAACAGCTGAAAATTACGATGGTAAAGATTCTATCTCACCATTCAAATTTGCTGATACGGACATTGAAGTATTCTACCACAAACTCAACAATGAAAAACTCTATACACGTACTTTTGAGCGTGCTTGGGTTCAAAAAGCCTTCATTTCAGATATTGCATTCGATGAATTTATTGATAAGATGTTTACATCCCTTCTTTCATCTGATTCTTTGGATGAATACCAAGCAGTAAAATCAGTTCTTGAAAGCTCACTTGCTGAAATTGACTATACCGACCTTTCAGGAACAGCCAAGAAAATCACTGTATCAGGCACAAAAATTGATGAAACTCAATCAGACTTTATCGTTGATTTCAACCAATCACTTATTAACATGAGCAAGAAATTTACTATTCCTTCACGATCCGTTAATTACAACCCTGTTGGAGTTCCAAACGCTACGCCAGTAGATGAACAATATCTCATTATCAACGCTGAATATAGCACACACTTGGATATGCTCCTAGCCAACGCCTTCAACATGGACAAAGCTTCTGTTCTTGCTCGCCAGATTGTCATTGACGATTTTGCACAATTTACTGGTGCTGGTGCAAACAATGGTAAGAAGCCAGTTGCTTTCCTTGTATCAGCTAAATCAATCATTTTGAAAGATAAGCTTGTTCACATGGAATCAATCCGCAACCCACGAGCGCTAAATTATAACTACTTCTACCACCACCACTACTTGACTTCTTTGTCAATGTTTGAAAATATTCACATGTGGTACACCGAATAAACCAATAAGGAGGGGTACATCCCCTCTTTTTTATAAGGAGAAAAATCTTGAGCATTAAAAACTATTTTAGAACTCTAGGAAAAATTGAACATTCAAAAACAACTGTAGACCGAAACAGACAGATGTTTTATGAATTTTATTTCAATTATTTCTATAACATAATAGTCAACTACTTCACATGGGAGAATCTACCTGATGGAATAGATGAAATTTTCATTGAAAGAAAACTAATAGAAAATGGTGATATTTGTTTCTTTTATGATAATAAACTTGGCTACATCGTCCAAGCTGGAACTAACGCTAATAAATTGAACATTTATGATAAACCAATTGAATACATGCCAGTTAATTCCTCAAACTACCACCGATTCCCTAGAAAACGTATTGCTTATTCACTGGAAGAATTTAACAACATTCTTACCGTAAATAAAAAATATAAACATACTTACGAACCTTGTATTATCATTCCCAATAACAACTTTAATCAACCCTACCTAGATTACATCCACCTGTTTTGTGAAAAACTTGCAGATATTGAAATGACAATACAACTGAATCGTAACGCTCAAATCACCCCTTTCTTCCTATTAGTAGATGATAAATCAGTTCTTTCACTCAAAAACATCTTCAATAAAATTGCTTCTTTTGAGCCTGTTGTCTACATCAACAAAAAGAAAGACAAATCAGGTCAAGACGACTTCAAACAAATGACTGATTATATTAACGTTTTCAGAACTGAGGCTCCCTACTTACTAGACAAACTTCACGATGAAAAGAACCGCGTTATGAATCAGCTCTTAACATTCATTGGTATCAATAACAACCCAATTGATAAAAAAGAGCGTTTAGTCACAGCAGAAGCAATTTCTAACAACGGTCTTATTTCTGCTAACATTGAGGTAGGTTGGAAATCTCGCCGTTTAGCTGTAGAACTTATCAACAAATGCTACAATCTTAACATCAGTGTTAAACCAGCAGAACAGATTCAAGATTATAACCTTGAAAAAATAAGGAGTGAACTAGATGACACAAAACCACACTACAACGACGATTGAGCGGTTTTTAAAATCACGTTATCGCAACCCTCTTACAAATGAACTAGATGGTTTGGCTGTAGATGAAAATGGTGACTTTCTCCATTACAACACTATCATAGACCAAACCTACAACGAATTATTCAAGGATATGCACTTAAACCCCAACATCCCTGACTACTTCAAAAAAGAGTTTTGTAAACACTTCTATAATCGTGAAATAGGATTAGAAACTTTTGCACGTTTTCAAATCCTGCTAGAATCAAAGCTCAACAATGAATGTTTTAACTTATTCCGTATGCTTGACGAACTACGGAAAAAAGCAATTAACGACCTTAACCAAGGAGTTGATTTATACGTAGATTCAGATTCCACAGGCGACAACCAAGGCTTAGGAATTGTTGAAACACGACCACAAGACCGCAAAGAAATTGTATTCACTCCAAAATACGGAGTAATTGAATACGCTAACAACCTTCAAGAGAACCACGGAAAATACGAAAACGAAGCTCACAATCACACTCATGGTTGGCAAGGAAATTCACTATTTGAACGACTTCAAGAAATGGCTGAATTTACTGACCTTCTTTTCCAAATCCTAAACTCTTGTGATGAACTATTTCTACAAGTCTTTTAGAAAGGATTCTTATGCGTGAAATAAAAAACCCAAAAATCTTCATGTATAATACGATGGATGAAACAATATACATCTACGGACTTTCAAACTTCCAATTTTCAGAAGACGATACCTATTTCATTCACATTGACAACAAACGCTTAAAACGTTTAAACAAACGATACATTAAATTAAAACCCTTAATGTACCTATACCAAGAAATCTCAGACAACCCTTGGGCTATCCGTAAGCTACCTTACAAAAAAGGAGTATATCCAAACTTCTTGGTAGCAATCAAATTTCAAATCATTTCAACACATTATTCCCTTTCAAAAGTAACCTCCTCTTCTCGCCTTAAAGGTTTCTCACGTGTAATAGATGATAACCGCTATTTTGCTAGAATCCCTTTAATCAATGAAATTGACCACATTGACAACGGCATTTTAATCGGTCTTACCCATACACTATCTTACGACCTGCCACAAGATTACATAGACCTAGAAGATGGTAGAGCTGTTTTGGAAGATTGGACGGTTAAAAATATTGTTATCAAACAATACTTCACTGACCAACGTACAAAAATATTCTCAGGAGAAGATGGACATACTCACTTATGATTTCAATTTCTATCACTAAAACCAAACACACAACTACAATCACAGCAGATGGTCACTCTACTAACACAGATGAACCTTGCTCAAGAGTTTCAACAACCCTTGACATTATCTACTACATCTTACTACCTTTCATCACTTCCCACAACCGATTTCACGGTTACACTTCTATAACCATAATAAACTCTCAAATTTCCCTACCTCAAATCCAAACCTTCACCCTTTATCTCTACTCCCTTCAATCCCTATACCCATCCAACATTAAAATAACTCAAAAGGAGAACCCAAATGAAAACAACTAAAAAAGTGCGTCCTATCGCCTCTTTACAAAAATTCAATCAAAATGAAACAGTGAACACCATCACAATCAGCGGAAACACCGCCCTAGCAGACGTATCAATTGACCGCTTAGGCAACCTAGACCTAACCCTTCATTCCGACCCAACAAAACTATCCACAATCACCTCAACTTCTCCCCTCTTAACAGTCACCCAATCCGACCAAACAGCAACCATTTCCCTCTCCACAACTGACCTTGAACTCCTAATTCACCAAATCGTTGAACAACAACTCAAAAACATCCCAGCGCTTGCACATGGTGGAACGGTTGGAGTAACAGGGAATGAACCAGTGAATGGAGAAGTAACTGAAACGGTGAATAAACCTGTTAGTGAATCGGTTGAAGTAGAAAAGGAAGTTGCTAAGAATGAAGCGGATGGAGTAGCTGAGGAAGGAACTAAGGAAAAAGTCAAGGGAGGTGATACGACTGTAGAAAATGAAGGAGATAAGGAAGGAGATAAGGAAGGAGATAAGGAAGGAGATAAGGAAGGAGATAAGGAAGTAGAAAAAGTAGTAGATTCTACCAGTGAAAAACAAGTTGAAAAATCAGGTGAAACAGTTGTAGAACCTGTTAAGGATTCAGAAGGTGATAAGGCTGTTGAAACAGGAAGTGAAAAATCCGTTGAATCTGAAATTAAACCTGTTCCTGCTAAGGAAGTTGGAACAGACGCTTAAAAATAAAGGAGAAAAATAGATATGACTAGATTATTTAAAACTACTAAGCCCCAAGGTAAAGCCCGCGCAATTGATAGCATTGTTAAATTTCAGATTGATGATGGTATTGAATCACTGACTATTGGAGGTAAGGAAACTCTAGCAGACTTGAGCTATGACAAGAAAGGTAATGTTACACTCCATTTTAACGCTGATAAGGATAAAATCGATGAAATTGTTTCTCTTGTTCCTTTCGTTAGCGTGCAAAGTGATGTGGTTAATGATAAGCATACAGTTACCTTGAACCTTGATATGAGGGAATTTGATATTAAAGTTGAAGGAAGTGAATTGGTCGTAGTTAAGAAGACTAAGACGGATATTACGCTGGACTTGACTAAGATTGAAGAAAAATTTAGTGAAATTGAGCGTAAGCTTGGTGAACAGCTTGAAAAGATTAAGGAAGCTGAAAAGAAAATTGAAGAAAACGGTAATAAGATTGCTGAGAATTTGAGTAAAATCAATGAAAATAAAGATAAGATTCAAGAAATTGTAAATGAGCTTGTGGAAGTTGGTAAGAAAATTGCTAAGAATGAAGGTGATATTGCTGAAAATCTTGAAAAGATTAAGAGTAATAAAGCTGAATTGGATAAGCAGTTAGCGATGATTGAAGATACTAATGCAGAAGTTGCTGAAGCTAAGAAGGCTATTAGTAAAAACGCTGATGATATTGTTGAACAAGCTAAGAAAATTGGTGAGTTGCAAGATAAAGATAAGAGCCTTGAAAGACGAATCAATTTGAATGAGGATAATATCACTCGTGTTGAACAAGATTTAGCTGTAACAGATTCTAAGGTTGATACACTTGAAGGTAAAGTTGATACAGAAGTTGGTAAACTGAAAGAAAAAGATGTTGAGCTGGACGGTGAAATTAGTGAGTTAAAAGTTAAAGATTCTGAACTTGAAAGTAAAATTGTTGGTGTTCAAGGAAAACTTGACGATTTTAAAAATGAAAATACTCAAACTATTGAAGATGTTAAAAGGAGTATTGTTGAAGAATCTAATAAATTGGATGAATTTAAGTCTGATTATTCTGCTGATAAATCAAATGTTGAGCAGAAATTAAGTGAAAATTCTACTAAGATTGAAAATCTTGAATCTGATTTTAACCAAGGTCAGAGAGTTCAGGATGAACGAGTAGAAGATTATAATAATGCTCGTAAGGCTAAAGAAGAACAACTTGAAAATTCAGTGAGAGAAATTATCACGCTTTTGAAAGTTAATAAACCTAGTGAAGAAGATAAAGCAGAAGTTGAAGCAATGATTGCTAAGATTGCTGAAAAAGTCAATGGAGGAACAGATGGATTATCTGATTTACAATATTATCTAAATGAATTGAGGACAGTTTATAATGGTGAAAGTTACGCTTTTGATTATTTAGTTCGGGCAGCGTATAGCAGAATTGTCAGTGAAAAATATACAGATCCAGAAATTCAGGAAATTGTAGACAAGTTAAAACATAAATACAATTATAATGAAATAATGTTATACGACCGCTTACAATATCTTGATCGTAATATAAGCGATATTATGAAAGTGTTTAATGTTAATCATAATGATGTTACAAAATTTGAAGAAAATTATAATGGAGGTTTGTATCACTTAAATAATATTCAAAAATTCCAGTCTGAATTTTATGGTAATAAAGATTATAATGATGTGGTTGCAATTCTAAATAATTTTGTCAAAGCTTACAGCCTTAGAAAATATCCTTATAATGCTTTTGAAAATGCTAGTAATTATAAGAAAGAATATGATAATAAAGAGTATGAAAAGGCTGTTGGTGAAGCTATTGACTTTGTTTTAAATAATCGTCCTAACCCTGACCTGATGGATAATGTTAATAAAATATATCATGAAATTACGCAAACTTTAGATTTTTATAAAGTACGTGAAATTTCCTTGAATAAGTATCAAGATATGGAAATTTCAGGGGAAGATAGTAATATTGTAGATGAATTGACAACATTGTTTTCTAATTCTTATGGTGTTGTGGATAATTATTATGTTCATAAAATTGGTAAGAATGAACGTAAAGAGTTCACTCCTGTAGAATTAAGTAATTTGAATATTGTTACTGATGAAACAAATGGACAAGTTTCCTTTGAAAATAATCTACGTAGCAAAGTAATTGGTTATTATAACACAGACGGAACAGATGGACGGTATGTTAAATCTGAACTGTTTACTGATTATGATGAGCATAAATATTATGTAAGTCATACTGGTATTCAGAAAGCTATTGATAATACTATTATTGGGTTGTATATTAAAGGTTCTTATTATAATAAAATTCCACGCTTAGAAAATTGTACTTTGTTGAATAATTTTGACACACAAAATGGTAGTATTTTGTTGATTAAAATTAGTAATTTAGGACAGTCAGTAATTGATTTTTCTTAATAGAAAATAGAGAGGTATAAAATGGCTGAAAAAGACAACGAAAGAAATATCTTTGAAACGGCTAATATTATCAAGGGCGCTACCGAAAACGGTAGAACCCTTGAATATGGTAACTTTTATGAACATGAGGAGTTCTATAAAAGATGGCATGGAAAATATAGTAGATATTGGGTTGAACGTTTTGGTTTAATCCCTGAGCTACCTACAAGCTTTGACAATGCTAATAGTATTTATGAGTTGTTGGCTTGGTTGCAAAGAGCATTTAAAGCGCTATTGGATGATTTTCTTTCTCTTGAAGCAGAGGTACAGGATTTTAAAGAGGCGTTTGCTGATATGATTGAAGACTTGCTACCAGCCTTAATTAGACGGTTCTTTAATTCAAAAGAATTTGACGACTTATTGAATAAGAAAATGGATGAATACTTTAATAGAGTTATTAAACCATACATTGACCAGAAAATTCAAGAGTTGAAGGACTATATAAATGGTGAACTTGAAAAAATGCGTGAGTTTGTCCGTAGTGAGATTGAGAAATTAAAAGCAGAAGTGGAGCGTAGACTTAAAGACCTAGAAGACAAGGTAAACGCTAAACTAAATGAGTTTAATAATCGATTGACTAACATTGAAAATAGAATGGGTGAACTTGAAGATAAAGTAAACGCCAATAGACGAGCACTAGAAAAGATTATCAATAATCTTAGAAATTCTGGTGCATGGAATGGCGGTCTTGAAGGTGACTTTAACCCTAACAGAAATATTGCTACAGGTAATATTAATTTGTTTGGTGGTACGCAAGATGGAGGTTCATTCATTAGAACAAATAACGGACAAACTGAAAATGATGTTACGGTAGGAGTAAGCTAATGGCAACCTATGAAATTAACGGTAATGTTGTTATTACTCAAGGGGCTACGTTAGATGGCACGGAAAGAATAAATGAAATTTTCCGTGCAAGCTTCCATAATGAAGTTACTCTTGGAGTGGTATCAGCAAGGTATAATGTTGACTGTAGAGCTGATATTAGGAATGTTAGAATAAACGATGATTCTAGCGTTGAATTAGATTTTTATGGTATTACAGCAGTAAGGGCTTATACTACCTTCGCTAGTGGAGCTAGTGGCGCCACAATGGTTGCAACGTTATATGGTGATAAAAATAACGATGGTAATTTACAAAAATTATGGGAAAGTACCATTGATTTAGCTGGCTCTTTTGATACAGGGTGGATTGGAATAAATGGTAGCGCTCCTCAACATCTAAAAATTCCTGCTGGTGAACAAGTTAATATTCCATTAAGACGAGTAGTTAGATGGTATGGTGACGCAAGTTGGTCAGATGATGAATTTTATATGGATGTTGGTGGCTTTATTAAAAATCCTATTGAAACATATCGCCCAGCTAGTATAAGAAAAAGTGGTAGTTGGGTTAGTATAAATAAGACCAAACGAAAATTACTAATTAGACAAGGTGCTTGGCAAGATAAATCAGTTGAAAAATTCCCAGATAAATTACACGTGAATAAAGGTCACACGAGAATTAGAAGAAATGGTAACTGGTTACAAGCTCCGCCTATGTAATAATGTAAGGAGGGTAAAACCTCCTTTTTAATTTAGAAATAAGAGGTAAAATAATGGTAGCAGAAAGCACTAAAATTAGGGTGTTTAGTATAACACCTTTCAAGATAAATTTTGATAACGTTATAGACTTTAAAACAGAAGAAGCACAATTAGAATTTTTCTCACATGATAGCGCTTATTTAAAATGTTTTTATAAGAGTGATAGTTTTCAGTTCTTAGACAGAGATGGTAGCGTATATGTTAGCGGTCGTATGCCTGAATTTGAAAAAGCTACTTATATGATGTTTTGGAATGAAAATAGGTGGTACTATGCTTTTGTATTAGATTGCGCCTATGTAAATGAAGGCACTACAGAGTTGATTTATGAATTGGATTTATGGAATACATATCAGAAGGATTTAAGACAAAAGAAAATTACTGGTTATGTTGAAAGAGCTATATTAGAAAATTCATTGGATAATTGTAAGCTTGGTTTGCAAGGTTTTGATATTGGAACTAAGAAACCTGTTTATGTAAGAGGAATAGGCGCAACGGTTGAATGGTTAGTGATTATTGGCAAACCTAGCATAAATTTAGGTGATAATGCACCAGCTTTAACTTTCTCAGGAGTTCAGAAAAATTTGAAATATTATGTGGCTCCTATTAACCCAACTAAAAAACGAACTTATGAATTAAAAGTTGGTGATATTACGATACCAGCTATGGATATTCATGATTTATTTAAATTGTTAGCTGGAAAGATGGATAATTTAGAAACTGAGAGTGGAGATAAGATAGATAATAAAGAAATTGTTAATCAGATAGTTAATATGTATTATACCAAGAATATTGGTGTTAATTATAAATTAGATGGTGAAACAATTGAAATTATTGGTGATAATTTACAAGGAACAGAAGCTAAATTAGGTGTTAAAGTTAAAAGCGTTAAACAAGTTAAAAGCTCAGGTGGTGGAAATGGTGGCGCTGTTATTGATGAAGGGGATGTTTCTACTGTAGATGGAAGATTAAAAGCTTTAACACAAGCTATTAAAGCGAATGTTCCTAATGCAACAGCTCAAGGAATCGCCGCTGTGGCTGGATGTTTTATGGTAGAAAGTTCAATTGTAGCTGGAACTTATGAAACTGATTATATTACAGGTTATGATTTAAATAAAATGCGGTCTGAATGTACTGCTGAAAATTTAATGGGTAGCTGGTTAGAATTTTATAAGTTATATAATTATACAGGATTGTATGAACAAGGTTATTTAGCTGATGATGGAAAACACTGGATTGGTGCTGGTCTTGGACAGTGGACAGGACCAAGGTGTAAAGCATTATGGGAATTTGCTGGTAATAATGGATTAGACCCTTTTAGTTTTAATGCACAAATTAAGTTTATGTTAATTGAATCAAGAGCAGATGTGTTTAATGAAATTGTAACAAGTGGATTAGATGTTAATTCATTAACAGCGGATTTTCTTGCTAGATGGGAAGGTGTTCCAGGTAATAAATTGGGTCAACGGCAAGATTATGCCAATCAATTCTTACCAACAATTCAGAGTTATTTATAAGGAGATAGAAGATGAATATAGCAGAAGCATTACAAAAATCAAGAGATACAATAGGGCATGGATACGGAAATATTTACGGGACTTACCAATGTTTTGGATATGCCGCCCACTATTCACATTGGCTAGGTGGTGTTGGTCTTGGTCATGATATAGGTTTTTCTCATCATATTAAAGGTGGCTTAAACGCTGGTGATATTGCGACAGATTTTGCTTGGAATGAAGTAGGTTGGGGGATTATAGCTAATCCTACTAAAGAAGATATTATGAATAATATTGGTGCGCTGATTACTTATGCTGGATTTACTCCAATAGGATATACCCAATATGGTCACGTTGCAGTTGTAAGTGGATATGATGATAATAATATTCATGAGTTTGAACAAAATGGCGCTGGTGGACAATATCTAAATGAAGTTAATTACAGTTGGGACGCTGTTTTGGCTAGTGTAAATTACCTTATTTTACCTCCTGAATTAGTTAATAAAAATGGAAGTGGAAGTGGTAGCGGAAGCACTGGAACAAATGGTGGTGGAAATGTTCAGAATCTTGTTACTACAAAGTTTGTAACACATTCTAGTTTATTTAGGGTTTACGATAACGCTAGATACGCTACTAAAAAGTATAGTATAAAGAATTTATTATACATGAGCGTTATTGAATTAAGTAGACAATTGAAAAATATAACAGGAGGAGATTTTGAATTACAGTTATTAAACCAAGAATTTACTGAAATTGTATTGTATGATTTTTATGGTAATAGTTATACTTATAACCCGTTGCTATTTGATAGAGAAATTTCACAGGATAAAAAGAGATGGTATGTATTAGCTACAGGATCTTTAGGTGAACACCCACAAACTCATTTTACTATTGCTAATTATAATAATAGGGATAAGTATAATTATACAGGTTATGAAGGTGATATTGAACAAAATACAGGTATTCAGTACACTATGCCTAATAACTATAATTATGGCTTCAATGACATGACTGGTAGAAATATCACTATTATAAATGACGCTATGGCTTCATGGTTACAGACCAATAGTAATGCAAATAAAGCTACACAATTAAGCTTTAAAGAAAATGCTGAAATGTTGAAAAAAAGTTCTGAATTAGCAATGAACAAGACTAAGCTGGCAAATGAGCAAGCTACTTATTCAAGTAATTTCAATATTCAAAAGGCTGTAGATAATAGAAATTTAGGGTTGCTTGAAAATGGTTTTGGTGCTTTAAGCAGTACATTTAATGGTTTTGTTGGCGGTGGATTGCTTGGCGCTGGTGCTGGTTTATTAGGTGGTTTGTATAAGACTGGAAAATCTTGGTACATGGATGATAGAGAATTAACTAATCAGAGAGTATTAGGAGATTATACAGCTCAGAATAATAAATTGAATACACAAAGCACAACGCTGGCGAATTTACAAGCTAAGTTAGCACAAGACCAAGCAATACGGAGTTATAATGCTTCACTAGCTGATATTCAAAACCAACCTGATAGTATTCAACAGATTGGTAATGATATTAGCTGGCAAACAGGAAATAGTTTGTATGATGTATTTGTTAGGGTAAATACAGCTCAAATTGAGATTTTAAAACGTGCTAATGATTATATTAAACAGTATGGTATTGTTTTGAATGAATTTAGAGAAGTGTTTAAATTATTTAATCAGCGCCAAAGGTTTGGTTATGTTAAGGTTAAAGATATTGACTTAAAAGGAATTGAAATTAACCAAAATCATAGTAGAGGTCTTAGTGCTATTTTTGAAAGTGGAATTAGGGTTTGGGATATTGGAGCAGTAAAAGAAGATATAGATAGAGGAGATATTATCTTCGATTTAAGCAAAAATAACCCTAATTGGCGTAGTGATGAAATAACAACTATCTTCAACATTATGGAGGAACAAAAGTAGACAAAATTTGAAAAATATGTTATAATTAAAGAATACCCTAATTGACATTTAGGGTATTTTTTAGTATAATAATGATAAGGAGGTGAATAAAAATAGAAGAAAGATGGTATAATCCTATGAAGATGTTAAGCTATAATCAGTTCTTAAATTTCATCATAGGAGGGCGTGGAATTGGTAAGACTTTCAGCATTAAAAAATATCTGTTTAAACGATTCATAGAAAAAGGTGAACAATTTATTTACATAAGAAGAAATAAAAGTGAGCTAGATAGAATTGATAAAGATAAATTTTTTACAACTGAATTGTTAGAACAAATTTTCAAAGACTTTGTAATTGAAAATATGGAAACAAGTAAATTGAATACTAAGATAATGTTTTCATGTAGTAATGAAGGGTTTGAAGATAGAGAAAATATTTTAACCATAACAAGTACAAAAGTTATATTAAATGGTAAAATTGTATGCTATATGAAAAGCTTGAGTACATGGGTAGACTTAAAAGGTTCTGAATATGATGAAGTATTTAGCGTTCTATTTGATGAAGTAATTATTGACCCTGTAAGTAAGAAAAGATACCTTGATAACGAAGTTGAAGCTTTAATGCAGATGTTAATTTCAATCTTTCGTAGAAGGAAAGGTTGTCATGCTTATTTGTTAAGTAATGCTGGAAACTTCAATAATCCATATTTTGCTTATTTTAAATTTTATGAAACTGTAAATAAGAGATTCTATAATCTTAGAAACAGAGCTACTTTGTTTGAATTTCCTCCTAATACAATGAAACACAAGGAAGATGAAGACAACCCTATCTTTAAGTTAATTTCTGGTAGTAAGATTGAAAAGAGTGTATTAGAGAATGAATTTCAAATTAAAGAAGATAATAACATTAGTAAGCTTCGTGGAGAGAAATTATTCTTGTATAGCTTTTATATCAATAATGAGTATATATCTTGTTACCTATGTAATGGGTTGATTTACGTTACTAAAGGGCATGATAAAAATATTGTCAGTTTCACAATAGAAAAAAGTGACATAGAAGAAGGTAAGGTATACTTAGAAAGGTCTAGCGTCACAGGTAAAAAAATCAAAAAGAACTTTTTAAATAACTTGTATGTTTACAGTGACTTAGAAGTTAAACAACATTTTGGAGGGGTAATAAACCATGTATTTTAATATTTTTAATTCAGTAAAAGAAGTAGCTAAAAATGATATGACGTTCTTTCTACTTATTCTTATAGGCTTTGACTTAATAACAGGAATAGCAAAAGCTATTCATTGGAAAGTTGCAGATAGTTGGGTAGGCTGGAAAGGTTATATTAAGCATACACTGACTTTTGTATTTTACTTTAGCGTTAGTGTTATGTTTAAATACGTAGGGATGACCCCAATGGGGAATATATTCATGCTATATATTTCATTTAATTATGCTCAAAGTATTTTAGAAAATTTGGGTGTTATGGGCATAAAAACACCTAAGTATTTAGACAATAAAATTAAGGAGGAAATAAAACGTTATGAGGAAAAAATTAACCAATAATATTTTAATTGGTATTAGTCTATTTGTATTATTGATTTTATATCCTTTCATTTTGATATTAAGTTATATAGGAGAATTAACAAATGAATATAAATGGTGAAATTTATAGTGATTTAACTACTGACGTAAGACAAGAAATATTCTGGAATAGTGGAGAACGAACACAACCTATTCAGTATATTGTTATACATGGTACTGCTGGGACTAACATTCAAGCAGTATATTCAACATGGTTACAAGGTGGAAACCGTCAGGCTTCTGCAAATTATGTTGTAGATGATGAAGGTATTCACGGATGTTTAGGTGAAAATATTGTTGCTTGGCATAGTGGAGGTGTTGGAGCTGTAACTAATAATAATTCTGTTGGTGTAGAACACCTAAATAATTATATTGGTAATATTGATGACGCTAGCACTTATTTATTTAGTGAAAAGACTATTCAAACAGGTGCTAAACTTGTGGCTGATATTTGTAAACGTTACGGAATAGAGCCTAACCATAGTACTATTCTTTTTCATAGAGAAGTATCTGCTACAAGTTGCCCACAAACTTTGAATAAAGATGAATACGTTAAATTGGTTCAAAGTTTTTATTACAGTGATAGCATAAAAGAAATTGAAAATAATATAAAAGGAGGTAATCTAAATATGATTACAATTACATTCAAAGAAGACATTAACGCAACATTCAGAAAAAATCAAATCTGGTTATTCAATTTTAATGATAGAAGTTATAATTATATCAATCACCCGGAAGAATTAAAATATATGAGAAAAGCATATAAAGAAGCAACTGGAAATGAATTAGTAAACTGGAACGCAAGTAAAACTTTCCCTGTTCATGATAGACTAATTAACGGTTTTAAAATGAAACATTTAGTATAATAAAAAAGAGAGGTCATAAGACCTCTTTTTACTATCCTCCTACGCCGTTAATATGAGCTATTAAACGGTTTATCTGAGAACGATTTACAGACTGTTCTATTTTTAACTTTTTAATTTCTTCATTTTGTTGTTTGATTATTGTAATGTTTTCTTTAACAAGAGTAGTTGATATAGAATCAATTTTATTAAAAGCATAAAATAGAAGTAGTAAAAGAATTATATTTAAAAGAAAACTAAACTTTTTCATTCAATGCCTCCGAAGGTGTTGTAATTATCAATAGAAGCAATTGTTAATTCAAGAACATATTTTTTAGTTAGTGTATTTAAAACAAATTTTTCATCTTCTGTTCTTAATGTTTTTAGTTGTTCACGGATTCTTTCATAATCTTCAATAAGGTTATCAATTATTACTGAAAACAATTCAGCTTTTTCTCTAGCATTGTTCATTTAAAATATCCTCTCTTTGCAATTATTTCTTCAATCGTAGATAGAACCTTCTCTATATCTTGTTTGCGTATTAAAAATGAACTAAGGTCAGAAGTAACCTTGTATTCATTTCTAAGAGTGTCATAATAGTAGTAATATAACTTACCCTTAATATAAACATATCTAATATTAATTTCATCTTCCTGATAAAAATTATCTGTTAATAAAGAAATAATATAAACGTGTTCAACATAATCTAGCTGATGTAATTTTTGATATTCAATAATAGCTTTTTCAAAAGCTTCATAAGTGGTACAATTTTCTTTAATTTCATAAGAAATATATTTGTCGTATAATCTATTATAAAATGAAATCTTAAACATCTTCTACCTCACTGAAATTATATATTGTGTCATACAATTCATAAAACATTGTATTATGAGCAAATAAAATATTCTTTCTAAGTTCTTTTTCAATTTCTTCTATTTTATTGTGTTTAAAAGCTGGTAGAATAATAGTAATATATTTTTTATATATTTCATCTTGAACATCATATAAAAAACTTTTTTCATAAAGGTTTGAATAAACAGTAATATTAAAAAGTCTTGGTTCAAATAATAATCCAGCATATTGATAACGGTGAAGAATTTCATCATAATATCTAACTTGGTAAACAGGTTGATGAACACCAGTGAGTTTTAATGTTTGTTCTTCTAAATAAGATAATAATTCACTTAGATTATTAAACTCTTTTTCATCTTCAATACAAATTAAATACATATTTTTTTCTAGGTCATATCGTGAAGAATAAGAAGATTCTCTTTTTGTAACTTTCTTAACATAAAATTTATATTTCATTTTGTAACTCCTTTAAATACTCAATATCAACAAAAGTCTTACGACTTTCAGAATAGAACTTTATTTCAACTGGTGAAACTTTTACAAGATTAGAAACAGTAATTTTAATTAAATTTCTATAATGTGAAACAATATTAGGTCTTGAATAATCAACGTTTTTATAAAACGTTAAATATCCAAAATATGTATCATTTAAAAAATGTATAGAATCACAACCTTCTAAATCATCTTTTTCACCTTGAAAAATTACCTTAAATTTAACTTGTTTTACATGGTTCATATAAAACCTCCTTTATTATTACATTATAAGTATATCATTTAAAGGATAGTTTGTCAATAAAAATATGATTTTATTTGAAAATATTTTCTGATTAGAAGATAGATTGTAATGTATTTTTATCTATGAGTTTTAATAAGTCTTTTTATATTTTTCCTTTAAGAGTATTGTTTTATATTCTTCTGATTTACATATATTTATAATGCGTTCGTATTCTTCTTTATCATAGGTGTAACAATTTGAAGTTACTGAGGCTGATAGGTCTTCTAATTCACTTATCCATTTTTTAGATTTTTCCATAGTTTCCACAACGTTTTCAAGGTGTACTAAATGATAATAATGTGGTATATCAATAAGATAGAGTTTAGTTTGTGTCATAATGTGTTCTCCTTTACGTTTATGATATAATTATAATATAAAATGAAAATAATGTCAATGGTTTATGTGAAATTTTTAATAGTTTTTGAATGAAATTTTTATAAAATTATTGGTAATTATTTTAATAAAACTGTTGACAATAAAAATA